ATGCGGATCGACAGTGCGGGCCAAGTCGGCATTGGCGGGGCACCCAATGCTAAATTGGATGTGTATAAATCTGGTGGTGGCACCGCAGATGTGGTGACACAAATCGCGGGCTCAACAAGCACGGGGACGTTTACAAATTCCTTTGGAAACACATCTAATAGAGCCACCGTCGTGATTGGCACAGCTTATACAAGTGGTGAGGGGATTCTTAATTTGGAGTCTGGTGGCAACAGTAGATTCTTCGTTACCGCCGCGGGGTCGGTCAAGGTAGTCACCTCTCTGGCAGGTGGCCACACGTTTAATGTCCATAATCCCAATGCCACCAACCCAAGCGGTATGCAGGTGTATTTCGCCGGCACGAGTTCAGGCGATACTACGGACTATTTTGGGATTTTTGGCGATTCTGGGGGTACGAGAGCAATTCAGTATTCCAATGGCAACTGGGTCAATGAAAACAATTCTTACGGGGCAACATCAGATGTAAAATTAAAACAGGACATCGTGGATGCGCCGGGGTATTGGGATGATTTCAAGGCATTGCAATACCGTAAGTATCGACTCAAAGACGAAGTAGCACAGGACGAAAACGCAGGGACGAAAATTGGCCTCGTTGCTCAAGAAATTGAGGGTGCGTTCTCGAAACTCGTTGAAAATTCACCCGATAGAGCAATGCAAGATGTGCCAGTATACGAGCAGATTGAAAAACTTGATGCAGATGGCAACGCTGAAACGGATGATGATGGAAATATTGTCATGGTCAACAAGCTGGATGACGCTGGCAATCCGATTTCCGTTTTAGATGAGGACGGCAAAGCTATTACGAAAGAGACATTTGTTAATTTGGGCACGACGACAAAAAGCATAAAATACAGCATACTACACGGACCAGTGATGGCAACAGTTGTTCAAGAATTACAGACCCGCCTTGAAGCAGCAGAGGCTAAGATCACTGCATTGGAATCTGCGTAAATGCCACCGCGTCTTCCGCGCAGTTCGTCCGAAATCGGCTCATTCGCGGAACTTAGATCGCACTACGACACAGCGATTGCACAGCTTGACGAGTGTCGCCATATGAAGGGCGCGACCAACGAAGCACTGCGCTACAGGACGGTCGAGGTGCGCGGGGCCAAGGCCGATGCCAAGGCGGCGAAGAGTAAACTTGTAACACTGAGCAAACACCAAAAGGCCAAGGACGAGGCCAACAAGGCCGGGTATTGGTCGGGTGCAGCGGCTATAACTGTTACAATATTCTACGAAGCATTCAAGGTCGTTGGCTTCCCCGGCGGCAGGGCCTGGTCCGAGTGGTGGGGCCATGAAGCGGTATATGGGGCAATAGTATGGACGGTGACAATGTGCTTTGGCTGGGCCTACCGTGCGACGCATAGCAGTTAAGCGTGGACGAGGCCGCAGAGGAGGCTCTACGAAGTTTTGGGGCGCAGTCGGGGCTCTCGCACTTGGTGGAGCAGTATTTATGGTACTTCGTAGTCGGGTTCGCCCTGCTATTTTTGAAGGACTCGGTGACGAATGCCTTGGCCGGGATTGCGATGTTCATCGGGAGCGATTATGACGAAAATATGGTCTGTTACATCCACACCAATGGGTCACGCCGACCCGCCCGAATATCCAAGTCTACGCTATTCAGCACCTCGTTTTATTTGTATGAAATCAAAGACGGAAAAATTGAAGGAGGCACCCTGCTGACCGTGCCAAATTCAGAACTTAAATCGCTCAGAATTGAACGACCACTGGATACCCTACAATTGACAGGAGACTAGCATGAACCAGAACGAGATCACCGAGAAGATAGCCACTATGGAACAAGAGCAGGCCCGTGCCCGTGAGGCCCTCCAGAACGCCCTACAGCAGGCCGAGGAAGCCAAGGCTATGTTGCAACGCCAGCAGGGCTACTTAATCGCCCTTAGAGAGCTACAGGGCACCGAGCCAGCGGCTGATGTTAACGGGCAAATTGAAACTGACATTTTAGAGGAGGCATTAGCGTGAAACAACTACTGGAAAAAATAGGCAGTCGTAAACTTGGAGTCACTGCTATAGCGGCAGCGGCTGCAGGCACCGGGATCGTAGAATTGTCCTGGCCCTTGGCCGCAGTGTGCTGCTGCTACCTGATGTCCCAGGCTTTAGTGGACAGCAGGGCCTAAAGTTTTACCTAAGTTTTACCTTTAGTTATATTAAACGCCCCGTCCCAACGTAGGAACATGTTAGCGTGTTTCCTACAAGGACGGGGCGTAACTAGTTGATAACACAAAATTTCAGTATATGCGTTTCCCATAGATTCCCATAGGTTCCCATAAGGCCCTTAGATGGAAATGGTGTTTGACCTACGGGACCATGTGTAACGCTTATGTCGATTTATTAATTGATACTTAGGGTTTTGGTCTATGGGTAACTCGGGTAAAGTTTTACCAAAGTTTTACCACCCTACGGCTTTTGACATGGCCTCAATGGCCTCGTGTCCCTGTTCCGACCACATGTGGCTGTAGGTATCAAGGGTTTCAGTGGCTGTGGCGTGACGCATCTGCCGCTGCACAGTCTTAATATTTTGATTTTGATTGATCATAATAGAAGCGCATGTGTGGCGTAGATCGTGCAGAGTATGGCTATCGTCAATACCAGCCCTTTGACAAGCCCGTTTAAAAGCCTTGGATAACCGATCTCCCGTATCCAGATTCCCAGCCTCGCGCCATTCATCAATATGGGGGCCCCGGTGAAACCTCGTTTCCACAGGCCAGATAAAATCGTTCCGAAATGAATTAGTCGCGGTGTTTTCATCAGACGTTTCCACATTCAAGGTCAAGGTAGCCGGCCAAGTCGCTGCGGCCAGTGAGATAGCCGCAACATGACGAATCTGCTCTCGTAACAATTGCCCTAGCCGATCATCCAAAAACACTGATTGTGCTGAGGCTTCAGTTTTTGGGCTAATAGCGGCTCGGTTTCGATTGTCAAAATTGCCATACTCTGGGCATATGTCGTACTGAGATTTGTCCCATTCAATCAACGATTCTCGCATCATCATCAATTCACTTTTGCGCAGGCCGGTGCCAATAAAAATGGCATGTCTGCGGTATTCCGTATCGTTTTCACTAGCATCTAGCAACGCTTTGATCAGGTCAATATTCAGGTGCTTGACCCGTGTCTCAGCTACTCTTTTGCGTTGTAGCTTGACCGTAGAGGCCTTAGCCGGGTTGCGGGTGATCCAGCCCCACTCTACGCCGGTTGTAAAGACCCTACGACACAGTGTTAGCGTTGAACTGCGCGTTTCCCAAGCGTAGCCAGAGAGGTGCGAGAGCCACTGCGTGATGTGCTGGGGGCTTATGCTGTTAAGGCGTAAATGCGACAGATTAAACACGTTGCCCTTAGTGTCCGTATAGTCTCGCGTCACCATCGACAACGCTGTTTCATATGCTTTGATTGTTGCGCTTTTGCCCAAGGTAGGTAGTACGGTCTCGGCCCATGTAGCGCATAGTTCGCCAAAGGGTTTACGGCCATGCGTTGTCAGATCGCCCTTAGCATACTGTTGGGCTATTTTGCCATCGTAACTTGTGCGCTGTTTCTCGGTCGATATTTTACGGCCCGTTTCGGGGTCGAGGTCCGGTATGCGAACCTGGGTCCGTTTCCCGTCAACTACGTGCCGGGAGTACCAATACGTTCGGCCCTTCGCCTGCTGCTTGATTACGGTCATTTGCGATATCCTCCTGGGATAGATTCGGGGTATGGATTGCAGAGTTGGGTATTCTCCACAATTTTCCTTTTTTGATACCGGCCAGTTCGCCTGCGCGTAACCAATTATAAACGGTGCGCTGGCATACGTCTAGGTACTGAGCGACATACGCTGGGCTGTGGTAGGTCTCTCGTTTAATTAACGCCATATGTAATCTCCTTTTTTCTGCGTTTTTTGCGCTGCGAAGGACATTCCACGCCTTCGCGCCTGCAGGCCCTAGCAAACACACCCCCGGTCGATAGCCCCATCGCATAAGCGGCTGCATCGTCCGTGTTATACATCCGCGCCACCCGCTCTAGCTGTGCCGAGGTTAACTTATTAACCAACACCTGACCCACTATACACCTCTCATCTTATTGTCATGGCCCGTGTCCACGTACCAGATCGTTTCACCCACATTGAATTCCAGTCCTTCGATTAACTCGCCGGTTTCTTCAAAGTGCTTCTTGGCCCTGGGCTTGTCGGGCGTGTAGGTAGCGTTGCACCACTCTTTAGGGACCATCTCATCATCGATCACCGTAGTGCTGAGAGAGCCCTTTTGGCGTTTAAGAGTGCCGTTAATGAGCCTGCGCGAGGCCTTATCGCCGGGGTTGTTCTCCGGTCGCTTGAACCATGCCGAAACCGAGGCCTGCAGGCGCACGATCTGAGCCCGTATGATATCTATCTCACGGTCGCGCCACTGCGTAGCCTCTTCGATCTGAGTCTTGGCATGGGCTTGGGCCCCAGCCCACTCATCACGTAGCTCAGAGATTTCCCGCAAATTATTTTCCACATCACTCATGTCCTCGCATTCATCGAAGCCGGGCTGCAGTTCATCCATGACGGTTTCCGTATCCAAATCGTTTCTCCAATAATTCATCTAGCTCTAACAGATGCCGCAGATATTCGTTTTGCTTCATCCGGGCCCTCTGCGCTGCGGCCTTAAATTTCCAGGCGAACTCGGTATCGACTCTAAAGTTCAAGCCCTGCTTCTGGGGTTTCTCCTCCATCGGTCGTTCTCCTCTCGGTGTGGTGGGTACGGTATTGCGATATGGCTTGGCGTGTATGGTCGCTGGTCTCCTCGTGCTTGTGGATCTTGGCTATAAACGACCACATATGCCCGATCTGATTGGACTGGGCTATAACTACGCCCTCCAAGTGCTTGTTGTAGGCCGTTACATTTTTGACCTGGGTGGCGGTTAAGGCTTTAGTCATCGCTCAGGCACTCTGCAACAGTTTCCCTTAGGGTCTCTATGTCGTGCGAGTCCAAATGCTGAGACAGGTCAAACGTGGTCCCTTCGATAATAGCCGAGAGGATTAATAGCTCTGGATACTCGGCAGGCGTTTCCAGTGTTTGAGGATAATACCGCCCCTCGACCTCGTAGCTGACTTTAAGATCCAAATCAAAATTCAACGTGATGGGTATCTCGTGGCTCATGGTGTGTCCCTCGGCAGGGTGGACATAGGATGGAGATCCGACTGCGGCGCCCAGTATGTTGACCGGCCATACTGATCGGCTCGTTTGTATTTTTCGTTCTTGATATCAGTGCCCTTCATCCAGCCCGGCAACCGCACCGTCATGTCTTCGACAATGGCCAGGACAAACGGTTTGTCATCCTTGGCTTCGGGCTTGATGATCAGATGGCCACCCAGCACGGGGGTGGTCTTGACCTCGAATTCACCCGCCACATCCACGGCCTCTAAATTACCCACGTTGCCATCGTAGAATTTGCCCAGGTATTTAGCCACAGCGTATTCACCCACCGCACCGAGGATATAGTTCGCACTCTCATCAGCCTTCTTGACCGACCAATGATGGCCTACGCCTCTAGTATGTTTGTATAGCTCATTCATCGCAGCGATGGAGTGACAAGTGATAAAGTCATGCCATTTTAGCTTAATGATGACAGGTGCGGCTGTGATCTCCCCAGTCACATATTCGCCGTCCTCGTGTCCCTTGTGTCCGATGGTAGAATTTCTACCGCACGAGGATGACGAGACCACACCTGTCATCAAATCCCACCGGGTCACCTACGCAGCCTCTGTAACGGGCCTACGCTCGGCCAGTAGTTCAGCGGCTAGTGACTCAGCCTGCTCCAGTTGGCCCTCGCGTCCTTCACCGGCCAGCCCATGCTCATCCATCATCGCCGTCAAAACTTTAGGGATGACCTTCATCTCGTAGGGATTTTCATTATCCAGATCAAATGCTTTGTAGAGGTGCCTACGGATCGATATAGCCATGGCCTCCTCCTGGCGCATACGCATTCGCCAATACGATATGGGGCGTTTCGTCTTCGGCTTCTTGGCATACTCCACACTCGCAATAGCCTCTTTAGCCTTTACCCGCTCGGTCAACTGCGCCTGATTCGCTAGCGTTACCAATTGACCGGGGTGGGGGTGGAACCGCTCATCACTGAGCATGTAGGTATCGATGGCCCTCAGCCACCACTCATCGTCCAACTGGTTGACCTGTTTCCACCAACGCTTGATGAGGTCTTGATCGGGTTTCCATGAATATTCACTTCGCAACAACGAAATCCCCGATACAAATGCGTCCTGGCTCAGGCTAGCTGAGATCGATTCCTTGTAGGGGGTCTGAGTTGGCTGTGCTACTGCGCTGGTTAAATCCATTTTGCATATCCTCTCTGATAACCTCCCAGGTCCACATCTCTGGGTAGCTTCTGCTGCGTGTGCGGTATTTAGTGGGGGATTTGATAAAGCCGTTTGGCACCCAATTTCTTAAGGCGTGGCTGTTTATGGCCGCTATATCATCCCAGCTTAGTTTGTCGATACGCACCATCTCATCAAATGTCTTCGCCCAGGCCCTCTGCTGGTGCGCTGAAGGCTTCGACTTAACGACCTCCATCCATTCCGCTACGCAGACTAACGCCCCATCAGAGGGGGTATAAGACGCTCGTTTCGACATGCGATAACAGGCTTGGCATAGCGTTTTGCTATAGAGCGGACGCAGGCAATTTTCACTAGTACATCTGCCGTTTTTTACTAGTTCAGACGAATAAGTACTTAAACCAGTACTAGGATTACTAGTACTAGGATTACTAGTACTAGGCTCTAGGTTTGTACTAGTATTACTAGTGCTAGTACTAGGTACTCCGTTTTGTACTAGTAATTCTGGTTCATTACTAGTACGTTTGGCTGAAAATTGTACTAGTTCAGAGGTCGATTTTACTAGTACATGCACTGGTTCAGTAGCCTCTTCTACATCAATTCGTATCACGATATTCATCGCATAACCCGCTCTTTAAACCGAGGGTCAGTTTGCGTGTATTCGCAATATTCATCGTCAATTACTCTTTTGTAGCGATAATGCTGGGCCCAATCGTATACGATTTTAGGTTTGCGCGAATCGTCGAGATGGTATCGGCTATTTATGTATAAACGGTTGATCCAATCCCACTCTTCTTTTGTCATTATCTCTTTAAGATTCATTGCGACTCCAGATCGATCACAATCCGAGGATTGTCACGGTCGAGGACAAACACATCCTCAAAGCTGTGGATGTATTTAGGGGAGTCATCGGGGATGATACCGGCCTTTACCAGGCCGTCTAATACATACTTCGTTGCGACTCCGCGCAGGTTGTCGGGATCGCGTTTCATGTTGGGCATGTGCCAAGTAAATCGCAGACGCACTGGAGGAGTTTGCGCCTGCAATTTACCGGCTTTAGCTTCGGCCCATACCCGGTTAGTCCACGCCTTTTTTTCGTTGGCATAGAGCGACCAGTGCCGCTTGGCATTGTTGACCGTCTGGTTCATACTGGGCCAATCACCCGTCAGGATTAATTGTTGTGGATTCGACATAGCGATCTAATTCGGATTGATGAATGCGTATGAGCTTTGGGCCTACGCGACTAGCCTTGATTTCGCCCTGTGCCACCAATCGTTCCACGGTGACAGGCACTACACCCAGCCGGTGGGCAACCTCTTTGATTGAATACCACTCGCGTGTGACTATCTCTGTCACATCGGGTTTCCTTTGATCCCTAGAAGGGGAGATCATCCTCATCCTCCGTTGTTGCGGCCTTAACTACCTCGCCATCCAACGCCTCTACGGCCGTAGCCACAGCTACTGCAAATGCGTCCTTGGGCAACTTAGCCGATTCAATAAACAGCGAGTTTGCGCTGGCTCTGACATTCTCCCAATAGGCGTTATCGGGTTCCCAGCTATCGCCGAGGCTATTGGTAAAGGTCTCGTTCCAAATGCTCTGGCTCAGTCCCAGAGCCCAAGTGTATCGCCGGGTTATATCGTCCGTTGTTTTGCCGTTGGGTGGTGCCTGTTTAGCAGAGGGGGTATCGGCCTTGGCCTGCGTCTTCTCAGCCTTCTCGGCAGGCTTGGCCTGCTTGGGGGCCGGTCCACCGAAGTCAGGCATCTCTATCTGCACAAAGCCATCTTCGTCATCGTCCCAAGTTTTAAGCTCTGGGCCCAGTTCCATATTGCCGGGGTCAGTAATCGTCACCTCGTAGCGTTTGGCGTTAAGCCGCTCAATGGTGCAGAGGCCCAAGGCTCCAGGCCAATCGTTTACCAAGGCTTCTAGAAATTCCATCTCGCCCCAGACCTTCTGCTTTTTTTCGTCTACTTCGCACTCAATCATAAAAAAGTAGCCGTCACCATTTTTCGATTTTTTCTGTTGGATCGATCCATACTTATTGACCCTCAGTTCGATCTTCTGGTTGTCTTTTAGTCCTGGCATAACTGCTCCTTAGAATTTGTTGTTGAGGATGGCGTAGATGACATGTCCACCGAAGTAGAGCAAAGAAAACGCAATAAGCCCGTAGGTCAGCCGGTTAGCAATCCGCATCGGAGTCCTCCGATATGTCGTGGTAATCTGGTGCAATCCGCTGGCGGCGTGGTGCGATGGGATCGTTAGCGTTAGCGGGGTCGTTTGGGATGTAATTGCCGGTAATTAGCCGAGGGTAGTGCTGGCTATACCGGTCATTATGATTGCAATTTTGCGTTTGAGTCGTTAGTTTTCGCATCATCGGGCAAATCCTCCTCATTTTGTAGGGGTATAGGAAATATACATTATCGAAACGTACGACACAAGTAGAATTCTCACAAAGTAAAGGTCCAACTACGCGCCCCCTTGACCGGCCCGAGCCTGCACCCGGCTGCGCCGGGCATCCAGATCGGCCAGGGCTCGTTGGATAATCGGCAGGGGGGTTTTCCCGCCGGTCTCCCATTTAGCCACAGTGACCCGATGTACGCCGATCTCTGCGGCCAGTTCGGTCTGAGTCAATCCGAGTCGTAATCGCAGTGCCTTAATCGCTTCGCCCTTCATTCCCACATTCCTCCTTTAATTGGATCAAACCACTCAACAGTAGATCGCTGTGGCTCTAGTATTTGATAATTGGTTATAAATGGGTGGTTGGCATGGCGCACAGCTTCGCGCAGTAGGGTAAACGTAGCGGTCTTGGAAACCAAGCTACCCGGTGCATAGCGCACCTGGGTAGCCCGGTAGTATCTCCGCTTTGCCGTGCGCAGCACTTCGATGCCTTTGTGCTTGTGGTGATCGTGTATCCATAGGACACCAAAGATGTGGCCGGTCTTAATCATCGCTTGACCTCCGCTCCGGTGCTGGCGTAATCGGCATGGGCAATCAATGCCTCGCCCAGCCTACGCGCTTGATCTGAATCCATCTCGAAATACAAGTCAAGGTTGTCAGGGTCCAGGCCGTCAAACTCTACTGCGCCGTTAAAATCCTCCACAAAATCCTTGGCTTTATCAATCCGCATACACAATCCCTCATCGCCGTTTATATGATGACTGATGAAGGTGATGTGGTGATACCGCCAAACGATATTACCTACCCGGTGCGTTGATTCCCGGCTTGTGTCGTTGATCTTCTGCATCATGGTAGTCATGGCTAATCCTCCTCGCTGATGTCGTGCCATACAGGACGGTGATTCATGTTAAGAGCATCGGCGCGTTTAACGGCAATGCGAACGAAATCGCCTTGATAAACGACAGCTAAATGCAATGTGGTGCCCTGGAACATCTGCGCTCGGCTAGCGGCTCGTTTTGCGCTGGTCAGCGTTTTTGCCGTCAATTCCTCCCACAAACAATCTGCGTTTGCGTCATTAACTGTTGCTGTAGCCTCTGTTTCCGCTGCGTAGTATGTAGTCATGGCTAATCCTCCTCATCTGGGGTAATCGAATCTAAATAGGCTAGTTGGGTAGCTGTGCTAATCGCAAATTGGGCCTGGGCTTTGCCCTGGGCATCGGTATCCATCGCTGACAAAACGCACTCGCCGAATGCATAGGCCAGGGCCTCTAGTTTTTCCTGAACATCGATGTCAATGTCAATCTCATCCTCGTGGCTGCTGTATTCTTCTAGTGCGCTAATCACCGCATTCCGTGCGTGTTCGAGTAGCTCGTGGTTGCCCGTGTAATTTACCGGCATCGGGTAATCCTCCTGGGGTAGGGTGGAATTGATTGCAATCGGATCTGCTAATCTCGACTGTGTAATTGAATGTAGTCAGTGCTACAGTCTAAGTCAAGGGCTAATTTATCTAATCTGTAATCTCTAATCTCTAATCTGTAATCCCTAATCTCTAATCCCTAATCTCTAATCCCCAATCTCTAATCTCTAATCTCTAATCCCTAATCTCTAATCTCTAATCTCTAATCTCTAATCCCTAATCTCTAATCCCTAATCTCTAATCTGTAATCGACAATCTATATACGCACACGCACACGCCTACGCCTACGCCTACGCCTACGCAGCCCAGCCCAGCCCGGCCAGCCCGCCCAGCCCAGCCCGGCCAGCCCAGCCCGGCCAGCCCAGCCCAGCCCGGCCCTTATATGGCCATGGGGTTTACTTATTTTCATTTAGCCCTTGACTATTTATGTAGCATGGGCTACATTCAAGGCAGACAAGAAACCGAGCCTAGCAGGGCTCAACACCCACTCTATCCTAGGGGGATAACATGACACACCAATTTTTAACATCACACGCCGTACGTGATAGCCGGGGCCGGTTTACTGGCCGTTATAGGTTGGGCCTGAATTTATGGGGCTGGCTTGTTTCGATTTATAAGACCGAGCGGGCTATAAGGGAATGGGGAGTAGTGCCCAGCCTAGCCCCAGCCCCTCGCAAAATACCCAGGGCCTGGGCTGGGCTGCAGTTATTGATCTTGGTTATGACCCTATCCTATTTAGGGGCCTAACAATGGCTAATATTGTGACAATGGGCTGGGAGCTAGCGCATAGTGTATGTATTGAATTACCCCAGACTGATAATACCGTCAATTATTTTCCCATAGAGAGAGAGCCGGGGAAATTTGCGATAGGGATGTTTACCGATGATTTCGTGCTACTGGATTACATCACAACCAATAAAGGGGCCTAATAATGGATACTATTAATTTTGACAATACTGGGAAATTGGTAGGATGGATAGCAATTTTTGGGAACAAGCAATTGGAGATAGAAAAAAATGAAGCTGATGGCATTTATGGAGCAAAAAAAATAGCCATCGAAAAACTAAAGGTGCCAAAGTCTAAACAGGGCCTATTGTCCATTAGCCCGGCCTATGAGGTCTATTAACATGCGACTAATGACCGAAAAAAGGGGAAACCCCAAAACAGCTAAAAACAAGGTTCATAGCGTTATTTTACATCTAAGCCCAGCCAATAGATCAGGGTATGAAGTGTGCAAACATAGGACACCCGGCTGCAGTGCTAGCTGTTTAAATTTGGCTGGCCGGGGTGGTATTGGGGCCCCAGAGATAAACTCTATTCAGCTAGCCCGCATAGCCCGTACGACAAAGTTTTTTAAGGATCGTAAAAACTTCTATACTGACCTTTACAAAGACTTAGAATTGCTTGAAAAACAGGCCGACAAACTGGGCCTATCGGCTGCAGCCCGTCTTAATGGCACAAGTGACATACCCTGGGAGCGTGTCAAGCCTGATATCTTTACAGAGTTTGCAAATGTCCAGTTTTACGATTATACAAAATATTCAGACCGTTTAGATCTACCCGATAATTACCATTTGACATTCAGCCTATCCGAGACCAACAAAGCCCAGGCCCTAAAGGTCTTAGATAGGGGCCAGAATATCGCTGCAGTATTCGATACTAAAAAAGGGGCCCCATTGCCCGAGACATGTTGGGGTTTTCCTGTATTCGATGCCGATTTGGACGATGAACGCTTTGCCGATCCTTTTGGTATAGCCGGGCTCAGGGCTAAAGGCCCAGCTAAAAAGGATTATAGCGGATTTGTATTAAACCCCAATGGCTCCCAGCGCATAGCTGCAGCTTGTCCCCAGCCTATAGGGGACTGCAGCCCCTACGATCTAGAATGCGCTGGCCGGGCTAGCATATAGCCCCAGCCCAGCCCTTAAACAGCCCCAGCCCCAGGCCAGCCCCAGGCCTGGGGCTTTTTTGTGCCCAGGCCCCAGCCTAGCCCCAGCCCGGCCCCAGGGCCCCAGCCCAGGCCCTGGGGCCCCTAGTACCTAGTACCTAGTACTAGGGCCCTAGGGCCTGGGCCCAGGCTAGGGGGCTGGGTCTAGGGCTGGGCCTGGGCCCTAGTACTAGGGACCAGGGCCCAGGGCTAGCCTGGGGCTTGTACTAGCCTAGGTGTCACCTAGGATACCCTAAGACCTAGGATACTAGCCCAGGGCCCAGGGCCTAGGGCTATGGGGCCGGTATTGTTGGGGCCTATGTATGGGGCTGCATTGATTGAGTGGATTGTATTCGTGCCCATGGGTAATCGATTCTCAATACTCTCAATACACGCGCAAACCGTTATAGGCCAGCCCGGCCCAGCCCGGCCCAGGGCCCAGGCCTGGGGCCTATTCTCTGGGGCCCAGGGTAAAACTCGGGTAAAACCCCAGCCCAGGCCCTGGGCTATGTTCCTGGGCCCCAGTCCTTTAGGGCCCTGTGGGCGAATATCAAAGGGATCTTTTCCCCTCGATTCAGCCCCAGCTCGGCCCAGGCCCAGCCTCGGCCCAGCCCAGGCCCAAGGCGAAACGACCGTCACCCGGTCGAATAGATCCGGATTCGTATATCATCCCCCATACCACAGCCTAGAATCCGGTTTCCTATACCAGGCATCCCCCTGGTTTCCGGTAGGTACCCCAGTTAGTCCCTGGTAGTCCTACGGGAAATAGATAGGCTTGGGCCCCTTTACGTCTATTCTGACCCCATATAGCCGGTATGCGCTTGAGTTAGTGTGTTGTGCTGCAGATATTTAGCCTAAGCCTCCGGGCTTATCCTCCTCGGGTAGGGGTACCCGAATGCTGGGGGGGGCTTCGGTCCTCCTCGGCTGGGTAGGAATTGAATGTTGGTCATAACATTTCTGGGGGGCTTGGCGGTTGCGAGCAGCCAAGCCTCCTCGAAGGATCTTGAGAATGGTTGAGCGCGAAGCGACCCGCTACAGTGAAGCCGATTGGCCTTCGAGCCGCTGGCCCAATTTTAAATTTTTAGAACTGGCCTGTCGGGAGACCGGGGAGTGTGTGTTGGATTCGATTTTCATGGATAAAGTGCAGCGACTGCGTGATGCGGTGGGGCCGTTGAGTATCTCTTCGGGTTATCGTTCGCCGACCCATTCGGTGGAGCAGGCCAAGGTAGACCGGGGCAAACCGCTGGGCACCCATACCCTGGGTCGGGCTATTGATTTGCAGGCTTCTTTTGGTGCGGCTTTTGCGATTGCGGCGAAGGCTGATCAGGCGGGGTTTACCGGTATTGGCATTAAGCAGCATGGACCGGCTGAGAGCCGGTTTATCCATCTGGATGATTTGGGTCAAGGCGAGTTTGCTGGGGTGCGGCCTACGGTCTGGAGTTACGGATGAGCTACAACCGGGTATACAGGACGCGCTATTACGAACAAAACAAGGATCGTATTGGTCAATACAACAAGCGTTGGCGGCAGCAGCGCAGGCTATCGCACCCAGGCGAGGCTGTCGCGCAGAACGAGCGGGTGAAGGTGTATCAGCAAACACCCACAGGCCAAGCGGCTTTGACGGCAGGGCGTTTAAATACCATGGCCCGTAAACGCAACCAAGTCGGTGTGGTCGATGCGGATCAGATCCTGACGTTGACTGATCGATGTGCCGAGTGTGGTGGTGGAGACTCGTTAGAGATCGATCATACGGTCCCGGCGATGCGGGGCGGCTTGAATACGATTGAAAATATACAACGGCTGTGTGGGGCGTGTCATCAAGCCAAGACCAACCGGGAGAAGGCGGTGCGGGCCGATGTGGTTTCACCTCCTCCGTTTAGGCAACTGGACTTGTTTGCTATGGGAAAAGCCGCATGAAGTTGACCAACCGCCATCACGAAGCCATCCAGATGATGATACTGGACCGTTACTCGCGCCGTCAGCAGTCGAAGCAGATCGCCAAGCAGTTGGGCGTTCATACGATGACGGTCACGACTTGGAAGCGCGACGAAGAATTTTTGGCTGAGTATGAGAAGCAACTGAACATATACCGCAATGACTTTGAGGACATCCGGTTAGCAGACCGTAAAGAGCGTGTAAAAGTCCTCTCTGACATGTTCGATCATATCCCAGAGGAGCGTGTGGCACTGCGCATGAAGGTGCTAGAGCAGGTCCGTGTTGAGGTAGGCGATGACCGCATTGAGGTCGCTCATACCCACGAGTTGATTGGGCCCAATACGCCGCCGAGGGCCAGTTCGTATGAGGAGTGGCTTAAGCAAAACGAGGTGATGGAATCCAAGGCGTTGCCGGTAGCCATCGAAGAGGCCCCGGCATGAACGCACCCACCATCTGGAAACCACAACCCGGTCCACAAGAGAAGGCCATACGCGCCTCCTTCGTGGATGAGTTGTTCTTCGGGGGGAGTAGAGGCGGTGGAAAAACCGATTTAATTCTCGGCGCGTGGGCTGCTCAGGTCGTTGAGTGTGGTCAACATGCGCGGGGCATCGTCTTCAGACGGACCTATCCTGAGTTGGATGAGATCATAGAGCGTTCGCGTCAGATGTATCACGATATGTTCCCCGGCGCCGAGTACAAGGTCGGCTCCCATACGTGGAATTTCCCCAATGGGGCTACGCTGCGCCTGCGCCATATCGAAACCGAATTGGATGCGGATCATTACCAGGGCCATCAATACACGTTCATCGGTTGGGATGAGTTAACCAGTTGGAATGACCTCAAGCCCTACCACCGACTCAAGGCCT